GATCAAAACTCAACGGTGTATATGACACAGGACAGTGTTACTATTAAGAATCGTATTAACACAGGTGGTAATACTATTATTACCCTAAAACAAAACTAATGCGTAAATTTCTATTACTACTATTATTAGTCTGTAACGCGGCCTGGGCTGATATAACTCAGGAACACTTTAGTTTCGCACAGGTATTTGACGTTCAATGGTATATCAGTGGCAGTACCTTAAATGCCAGTGGATTTAATTACTTGTATGCCAGCGTGGATGCCAGTGGTAATCAAAATGCTGCACGCTTAACATCTGGACAAACATCTGCCTATGCTGGGGCTGGTGACTACTTGGCCTTCTTCCACAGCTCAAACTATCCTGGAACCTACGGACTTGGTGTTTATAATACCAGTGGCACATTGGTGCGAGTGTTAGACTACACTGGTTCATTTGTGGCTCTAGCCAATGGTGCTATATTTTATAATGGTAATAATTCGTGGGGCACCTTGTTTACCACAGCACAGGGCTATAACTATGGGCAAGGTGGATCCTGGACTATTACACAAAGTTATCCTAGCACGTCCTATATGACCAGCTATACTCCGCCTAATACTACTCCCTTGGCGGCAGGACAATCAGCACCTCCCGCTGTTACTGTAACCAGCACAGTTAATTCAACAATTATCACAACAGCCACAAGCGGAGCCACAGTTTATACATATAATCAGCCTATAACTACTACTTACTACAGTGACGGCTCACAGACAGTGGCCAACAACGGATCAGCAACATTAATCAGCACCACTGTCACTGGCACCAGTGGCGGCATTACCACAGGGCAACAGGCTGACGTAACTGTATTCAACAATAACGTAATTAACGGCTCTAGCGTCTACATTCAACAAAGTGGCAACAATGATAATATCAATATACAGCAGATTGGTACGCACAATCAAATTGGTGGTATTGGCTCACAGTTTGCTCAGATACAAAACGGCAATAATAACATTATTATTAAGCAGGGTAATGGCAATGCTGGACAAAATGAAATCGACTTGAGTGTAGCGGGCGGTAGCAATACATTGACCATCACACAGGCCAATGACACTGCGGGTATAAGTGCTGGCAGTAACTATCAACTGATAAATGTAAATGGAGTAGGCAATAACATAACCACCACACAGACCAACGATGGTGGGTTAGTTGGACACTTTGCTGAAATAAATGTCACTGGCAGCAGTGATACTGTTGGTCTAACACAGGCCAACAATGGACAAAAACAAGCATTTGTCACAGTAGTTGGCAATAACAACTCAGTTACAGCAAGTCAATCTGGTCTAGGACAGCACTATCTAAGCATTGGTGAGTCAGGCAATGGTAATAGTGCTACTGTTACACAAACAGGATCAACAGCCAATTCAGCAACTATAACGCTGATCAACGCTGGTTCACCAGCAAGTGTAAACTTAACACAGACTGGCGGACAAAGTTATAGTATTAGTCAATCATGCGTGACCAACTGCGGAACAGTAACAGTCAGACAGGGTAATTAATCATATTGTAATCTAAATTGTAATCTGTTATCGATCAATATGTTATAAATATCTTACAAGGAGGACAACGTGATGAAACAACGTAAATTAATTACCAAGTTATATCAGGCTTGTCTCGACCACGATACACAAACAATTAACGAACTACGTAAAAAAGAGTTTAAGAAAATTGTGAAACATAAGGCCGAAGGTAAGCCATTTGATAGCAAGTGGTCTGTAGTTAAGTTTTAACTACGTCAATAAAAAGCCCCAATTAAGGGGCTTTTTGTTATGCGTATGTATCTGTTTTTGGTCTTGTGGATGCTACTAATTCACCGTGTTCATTATAAACCTTTACCACAGTTTGGTCAGCTTCGGTTGATGGCCTTGTTTTGCGTGCAAAATGTAGGGCTTCTTTAATAGTTTCAAATTCGTGCTGTATTAAATGCAACATGCCTTTGACCCAACTACAGATGGTAACTTTACTCATTATGCGTAAGCTGGATCAGCTGTTGAACTGCTAGTTGTTGATACTAGTTGATCGCCTTCGTAAATTTTAACAACCTGTTCAGTTTGTGTTTCATACACAGTATTGTTATGACGACGGTGTGCTCTACCAGCGTATGCTTGTGCTGCTTCAAGATTGTCAAACTCTTGCGAATTGGTGCTTAACTGCCCATTTTGCCAAGTGTGAATTTTAACGTGATGTTTACTCATTTTATCTTTGTCCTTTAAAATACTCAGACCAAATGTCTCGAGTAGTATTAACATATTTATGCAATTCTTTGTGATTTAATCTAACATTATTGTCTGCTTGTTCGTGGATTAACATTAACTTATTAAACATATCTTCGGAACTTGTTGGGTCAGCATTATAAGTAGGGTCAGACCAAGGAATTTCATTACTACCTAACAGTGGAACCCCTTGACTAATTAAGTCCGCACCTACAATATTAAATGTTTCGCTAAAGCTACATTGCATACCAATATCCATTTGCGCACATAATGTTAGAAAATCGTCGCGATGTGTCCATTCATGACTGATTAATCTATGACCTTTATCATATAGGTGTTGGAATAGTCCACGTAGATTATGTAATACTGGTTCGCCCTTCATTTCTAAACGACCGCTGTTGATATGAAAATGCAGTTTTTTATTAATTTTATCAGCAAATTTCAGCGCCGCAAATGCTTGAAGCATGTGATTCTTTAATGGACGCACTGCACCAAAGCAACTAATATCGATATGATCTTTATTAATATTGTAGGGCTTGGTTAGAAAATCTGTAGGATAATAGTTAGGCATGTAGATGATTTTTTCTTGCGCCTGCTCATCAGTCCAATTCATCATGTGTTGTAGATAGAATTTAGTTTCGTTAAACATACGAGGAGCATTTACTCCGATTAGAATGTTTTTAAACTTGACATATTCACCTAGCCAATCCATGGCCATACCTTCCCCAGCCATGAAAGGCATTTCGCTGTGAATACGAATAATCCATTTTACATTGGGATGCAATCTGCATAAAACAGCAAATTTTTCAGGAACTACCCATAATGCTTCGATGATAACATGGGTTGGGTGATGTCGAGTAACTTCTCGATCGATATCATTGTTGTCAGCTACAACAACCATATTTGATTTAACCCCTGAACTAACTAGCATTTCGTCAACAAAACTGGCACTATTGTATAATCCAGTAGTTAGACCAATATGAGTATCTACAGTAGCGTTAAAATTTTCCTTTCGTTTAAGGATAAAAAGAACTTTGTTCATTGAAAACCTTTCAGATTGATAATATACTACTATTTATATTCTACTAGATTACAGCATGATTATAGTGAAATTAAAATAATGGTTGACAATGAGTCAAAATGAAGCTATTATATACACATACTTTAAATAAGATATAAATAAAAGTATAAATAAATTAATAAAGAGGTTGACAAGATATAAATAATCTTGTATACTAGTTTTATAGTAACAAATTAATTAAAGGAATGCGAAAGCAAAATGTTTAAACAGCTACATCAATTTAAAGGATCGAAACAAGTGATAGCACTTGCCGCGATGTCTTATTGGTCAGCGATTGAGACATCAGGCAATGATCGCACACCGAGTAATTGTATTAGGGTTCGAGAGGGATGGGATGGTTATTAAGTAAATAACAAAATCCAAAACTTTAAGAACCCTAGAACAGAGATGTTACTAGGGTTTTTTGTTTTATGTGTCAGGGAAACGAGGTCCATGACAAGGCACATTAAAGATAGTATGTTGAACAGGCGGAACAGTGGATGGCTTACTCTTGTGTGAGTAAAAAAATACTGTTATAGTAGAACGCATTGTTTAAAAAGGAACGCAAGTTCTGGGCTTAGCCAACGAGATCACCGTACGGTGGTTGGCAGTGTGTTCTACTATACGCTTTCATATGAGAGCGTTACAAATTTCGTAGTTACTATGAGGGAGACATAGAGCAGGTCAAACCTGTCAAGATCGCAACTTGGGTGGTTCGAGTCCACGCTACGAATTAATTTAACTCGGTGTGGTGTAGAGATAACATGCGTGGTTTGGGACCATGTGTCGAAGGTTTGATTCCTTCCATCGAGACCAATTTAACTTGAACACAGGCAAGTATAGTCCTGTGGACTGAGGTGTGGCAGGAAGGGGTTTAATCCCTACGAGAACGAGGATAGCGTACTGGCGTAGTATCCAAGGAAGCCCCCAATCTAGAGCGCAGTAGGGAAACATAACTATCCCGACAGGCAGTGCTTGCCTGAGCTAAGGTTATAACCGCTGATTTAAACTTAATTGCAGGCGGATAAAATGCTAAAGGAGGATTAATCATGAACGAACATGATGTTGAACAAGGGGGCTTTGGCTTTCCTGTTTACAGTAGATTAAAATAAAGAATATGGGTGATGAGCAGCATTGGCGACTGCAGCAGACTGTAAATCTGTGTCCTCTGGAAACTAGGTTCGACTCCTAGATCACCCACCAAATTTGGGACGGTAGCTCATTTGGAAGAGCAAGATGCTTTTAACGTCGAGGTGGTGGGATCGTAGCCCACCCGTCCTACTTTTTATGCCTCGTTGATATAATGGTTATTATGTCCGCCTGTCTAGTGGAACAAAGGAGTTCGATTCTCCTACGAGGCGCCAAATTCTAGATAATAATAGTGTAATATTATAAGGTATAAATATGAATATTATTATTTAAAGTGACAACTTCAATGACAACCAAAATACTTTTTATCCTTAAACGCCGTGAGGATTATAACGAAATCAAACATAGCCCTAAAGGTTTATCCACGGGGCTTTTTAATTCGGCGAGTTTTATGGAACAAATGCTCAATGACATGGGCATAGAAGCACATTTAGAAGTGGCGATTGATAATAACTGCATTGATCGGTTAGTAAATAAACACAAACCTACACATGTTATAATTGAAGCACTTTGGGTAGTACCTAGTAAGTTTGCTATTTTAACCAAACTACATCCTGGAGTAAAATGGATTATTCGCTTACACAGTGAAATGCCATTTATGGCTGGCGAAGGTATGGCCATGGATTGGATTGGTGATTATGTAACTTACAAAAATATTATTATCGGGGTAAATGCTCCGCGCATGTTAGACGAAGTGCGTACATTTTTGCATATTAAACAAAAATGGACCAATGCTCAAACTATTGAGCGTGTAATATACATGCCTAATTTCTATCCACAAGAATACAAACGTAAAGAATACAACAGCAATAAGCATTGGGTAGATATTGCTTGTTTTGGTGCAGTACGACCATTAAAGAATCACATGGTACAGGCTGTAGCAGCATTAAAATTTGCTAGAGAAAATGGTAAGCAATTACGTTTTCATATCAATGTTGGACGCATTGAAATGAAAGGTGATCCAGTGTTAAATAATCTACGTGGTTTCTTTCAACACTTGTACAAAGAAGGTCATCAACTTATTGGTCATGAATGGCGTCCTAGAGAAGAGTTTTTAGAGTTATGTAGTCAAATGGATATCGGGCTACAATGTAACTTTAGCGAAACTTTCAATATTGTCAGCGCAGACTTAATTAGTCAAGGCGTTCCAGTTGTAGGTAGTTACGAAATACCTTGGGCTACTAGATGGTTCAATGCTCGTCCGGCAGAAAGTACTGAAATTGCTAATGCTATTGAAAGAACTCATATATTACCTCAAGTCAATGTATGGTTAAATCAACGAAATTTAACTAAGTATACAAATAAGACACGAAAGATATGGTCAAAATATTTTAACGGAGACGAATAATGAGTAAGCATACAGTAAGAACAAACCATTGGTTAGATGGTATTTTAAGAATAGAAGAACAGATATTTGAAAGCATGGAACATGCTACAAGATACATAGAAAACACTAATCATCACGGTGCAAAAATTGTTGATGAAGAAGGACAAGTTGTACATCAAATTGGTGCAGTTGAAGTTAATACATACGCTTAATTAACCAATTTTTATTTTTTACTTGACACCAGTTAGTAGAAATGCTATACTGGTGTTATTGTTTTATAGCGGTGGTGGAGCAATTGGCAGCTCGCCAGCCTCATAAGCTGGAGACCAGGTTCGAGTCCTGCGACCGCAACCAAGTTTTAAATGCACCATTCATCTAGAGGCCTAGGACATAAATAAAGTATATAAGGAATTATTTATGGGTGGTTATAGACAAGGATCTGGGCGTAGTAAATCGGGATATTATAAAGGTATATATTGCGGATCAACATACGAATTATGTTGGGTAATATATAACATAGACCATAATATAGAATTTACACGCTTTCCTAGATTGCTAGAACAAAACGGTGTTAAGTATTATCCGGATTTTTTGTTGGCAGATGGTAAAACTATTGTCGAAACAAAAGGATACGAAGCGCAAGCATCTGTAGATATTAAAACAGCCGTAGCAGAAAGTTATGGTTATACTGTTAAAGTTTTACGCAAAGATGATTTACAGTATGCGTTTGAGTATGTAACATCGTCATACCATACAAAGAAATACTATATATTGTATGATGGTTACAAGCCAAAATATGCTTATGTTTGCTCTTGTTGTGGTGCTGAATATCATAAAGATAGAGTAATAAAAACGCAAGAAAAGTTTTGTTCTAGAGGGTGCGCTGGTAGATTTAGAAAAGCACATCGAAAAGAACAGACTAAACCAGAGTTAGGTAATTACAAAAGACAACTAACTAAAGAAACAGCATTAGAGATATTTAATAGAACAGATAAGTCATTACAAGGCTTAGCAGAAGAATACAATATACCAAAAAATAATATTTGGTTTATTAAACAAAAAAAGACTTATAAGTGGATACACGAATAAGTTAAAGGTTACGCACCCATAGTTTATCGGTTAGAACCCCCGGTTTTCATCCGGGTAAGCGGAGTTCGACTCTCCGTGGGTGTACCAAGTTATGCCCCTTTGGCGGAATTGGCAGACGCATCGGATTTAGGTTCCGACGCCGCAAGGTGTGTGGGTTCGACTCCCATGGGGGGCACCAAAGATTTAAGAGTACACTGAGCGGCGTTCGCCTAGTTGGTATGGCACTATCCTTCCAAGTTAGAATAAGACCGGTTCGAGCCCGGTACGCCGCTCAGTGTACTTTTGGTCCCACTGTTTTAGCCATATAACAACAGGCGGACAGGGTAACTACTCAGTTTTGGGCTCGGTTGTGCGAGTAGCAAGACACTAATTTAGGAAGGTTGCGTAGAGAGGTCATACGTCTCCCTTACAAGGAGAGCGATGATGGTTCGAGTCCATCACCTTCCACCAGTTAGTAGTAGTAAAGTTTTATTCCGCATGAGCCAGCAAGGTGACGGCACCGGACTGTTAATCCGAGATCCATGAAAGTGGGCGAGGTTCGATCCCTCGATGCGGAGCCAGTTTTAGGATAGACGGCAAGATTGAGTCCTAAGTAGTGCTTTTAACACGAAAATAGATGAGCTCTCTTGTTCGAGACAATCCGGCAAGGCCTATCTGGAGAAGGATAGCCGGGCTCCTAAAAACCTTTTTATAGTCTGTTAGTTCAATGGGAGAACAGTCGACTGATAATCGACAAACACTGGATCGTAACCAGTACGGACTACCAAGTATTCCAACCACATCGCGTTTAGGGTGAAGTAGGGCGTGCAAACTAAAACCCTGTAAGATCAAAAATACCTACCAAGCAAGGAGGAATTACAGTGCAAGCTGAAGAACAATGTGGTGACTTGCTACCCGGGAGAAAGCTGTAACATTACGTATTCGAGGTTAGGAGAGTACAGCAAACCGCCCAACATGGAAGCGTGGCAGAGTCCGGCTTATTGCAACAGTCTTGAAAACTGTAGGGCCAGCGATGGCTCCGTGGGTTCAAATCCCACCGCTTCCTCCAAATTCAGTTGACACTGCGAGTAAATGGTGTTACAATATGTGTATAGTAAGAAATTAGCAAAGTTTTGGAGAGTTGGCCGAGTGGTCGAAGGCAGCGGCTTGCTAAGCCGTCCTCCCTGTAAAGGGAGCATAGGTTCGAATCCTATACTCTCCGCCAAATATTAAAATAAGTATTATAATGAAAACGGCATTAATTTTTTATGCAATTTATTACATTTGGCTTAATTTGCCTGGTATGTATTTTCATCGAGATATAATACATAAACATGTAAAGTTTTCTAGTTGTTTAATAAAAATAACAAAAATTATCAATTGGACACGAACTAATAATTATAGACAATATAGAGAACGTATATATGCTGCCGCGCACATACAGCATCATAGATATTCAGATACACCTAAAGATCCACATAGTCCATTATTTAAATCAAAGAAATATATTGCATTTAATTTAGCATTAGACTTAACAGCTGATGAAATTGATGAAATTACAGGTAATTGTCATTTTGAATATACTAAATTAGATGAATGGTTAGAAATATTTTCTATTGGTCGTTGGGTGTTGTTGCTTATACTATATTTGATATTCTCATATTATGGTATACTTTTATGGTTATTGATGCTGACATTAGGACCAGTAGAAGCATATTTTGCTGTAATAGCACATAGTTGGCCGGGGTACGTAAATATACCAGGACCGGATAATGCACGTAATTTTAGTCCATGGGGTATATTTTACAATGGTGAAGAATTACATAGTAATCACCATCGTCAGCCAAATCGTGCAAATATGGCTATGACATGGTGGGAAATAGATACAGGATATTGGATATTAAAACTATTATCCTTATTTAAATTAGTAAAGTTTAATAAATCCGGTGTTAGTTAAATGGATATAACAGGGGATTTCTACTCCCTAGTTGGGGGTTCGATTCCCTCACGCCGGACCAAGCATTTTAAGATCAATTGGCTCATAGTGAAGTGGTATAACAACAGGTTTTGATCCTGTCATCCTTGGTTCGATTCCAAGTGGGCCTGCCATATAAATAAAGAACAGTCCGGAGCATGCGAGTCCTATGATTAGTAGGAGAAAACTCCACTTATAGCTGGAATTTACCAGTGAACCCTATGGACGCATAGGGCTACGGGCATCCGGTGGGACA